GATTAGATATCGTAATGGAATTCTTAGAATTGCCACGACGATTTATACTTGACGGGATAGAATTCCAGACAAGTAGAGGAGTTATGATGGGTGAACCTATGGCCAAACCAATCCTAACTCTACATCAGCTAGTAGCTGATGATTTAGCACGAAAAAAGTGCTATAAAGAAGGGAAGATTAAGTTTCTTAATCAACCATTCTATCATGTCGGCGGGGACGATGTCTTAGCTATCGGACCCGACGATTATTTAAATTCAGTCTCTGAATTTCTTCTAAAGTTAGGAGCAGAGCTCTCTTTAGATAAGCACAAGATATACGACAAAGTCGGAAAATATTGTGAAAAACTTATCGAAGTCCGCTTTTTAAGCGGCTATGATAATATAGGGAAGGTTTATAAAGATTATGAACATTCCCCATGGATCGAATCTATAAAGGTTCGATTATTATCCCCGACGTCAAAGACAACGGAGATAGTCAATGAAAGAAACATTGCCATAGGCAAGGGACTTTCTCTATCGAAAGAAATTCGATATCTTTCGGAAGAAATTCTTCCGAAAAAGTTGAGGAAAGCGGTCTTAGATCGCTTCTTTCAACGAATGAGATCTTTGATCCCAGCAAAAAGTAATACTTTTTATCATTTATTCCTACCGCAAAAATACGGGGGAATGAACTTAATAGATAAGGTGAATATTAAAGATGTTTACCGAAATCTATCAAAAGTATCATTATGGGTTTTAAAATCATATGATACTTTAACTTGGAGACAACAGGAAAAATTCCGCGGTCTCCTAAGAAACAACTCCTTCCGAGGGTATGAAATACCCTCAGAGAGAGATGAATTTCTGGACTGGATTTTAGAAAGATCCAAGGATTCAGAATATTCCAAGCTCTTCGAGATGGAAAAATTTAGTGTGTTGAGGAAAGGTTTCCAAAACATACCAGATAATACGATAGTATCAAGGTTAAAAGACCAAGGATGGCTATCGTTACATGATCAAATTGATCAAGTCATGCGGGGGGTCTTATTTAATAAGATCTACCGAAATGAAGCGAAGGTCGCCATGTATAACACGGAGGCCCTCCGCCTAAGATTCAGAAAGCTCTGGGAGCTTTATGAATCGAAAAATCCTCCAGACACTGATTTAATCAGCGCTGAAGAGTTTGAAAAAGTCGTCTTTGCTAAGCAGGACGAACTTTTATATAGACAGATTGACCGCAGAGGTCAAGATGACTTTAACAATCAATTTCCAAGCTTAAAGATTGGAAAGAGGCTGTGTCTTTTAGACAACGCTTCGATTGAATTATAGCCGGCCCCGAAGGGACACGGTTGAAATCAATGTCAGCTCAGTGAATCATGG